GATGCGGAAGCAGCGAAGCGGCGGCTGCGCCGGCGTCGATGACAACGGTGGCGTTCCAGCGGCGGGCGATCTCGGTGATACGGGCTGGTAGCCAGCCGACACCGGCACGATGGTCTACGAGCTCGACGAGGTACCGGCCTTCGGGCGTCACTGACGCTATGCAGATGCTAGAAGTATCGCGCATGGGTGAGACATCGACGCCGAGGGCGAGGCGTTCGCCGTGCGCCATGTCTGTTTCGATGAGCCGAGCGAACTGGCCTACGTCGAGAACGTAGTCGGCGGCGTCCAACGGCCAACGGTTCAAGATTTCACGATCGAACAGTTCGGCGCTCATCGTGCCGTGGAAGTCTTTGACAGCGTCGATAGTGACGCCGTGCTGCTCGAGCAGCGTCGGGATCGCTTTTTCCCACGTTTCCACAGCGTCCGGGTCGTCGTGCTCGGCGGCAGCCCACTCAAACCAGGCGAGCGTTGGCGAGTCGCCGGCCCGGCCGAGGTCACGGTAATGGCGGAGCATTTGCGAGCTGCTCGTGCCAGCGTTCGACGCCATCCACAACTGCGCCGACGGGCGTGTAGCCATTGTCGGGCCGAGCGCGCCGACGAGCTCCATGTTGTGCGCCAGCGCCTCGTCGATCACGACCAGGTCGAGGGTGAGACCGCGTGCGCCTTCCCTTGATGGCGTCACTACTCGCAGACTGCCGCCGTTCTTCATCGTCAATGCTTCGGAACCGTTGGCGAGGCGTAGCTGATCGAACCGGGCACCGAGCGCCGGGCGCAGCAGCTCCACAGCCTCAAGGAACTTGAGCCGTGCCCCGCCTCGATCCTGCGCCGTGTAAGCAACCTGACCGCCAGCCAGAAGCTCAAGGCCGATGCGTGCCGTTAGTAACGCTGTTTTGCCGTTCTGACGGCCAACCGACACGCCAACGGTGCGATACCGATACGCGCCGTCGTCGTCAACCTCAAGGGCTACGTCGGCGACCTGCCGCTGCCAGCCGAACAGGTCCAGGCCGAGAAGCTCGGCGACACGCGCCAAATGCGGGCCCTTGCTGGTCGCGTCGCTCGCAGGCGTGGCATACAACGCCGCCGGCGTTTTCATCGCACGCGCCCCAAACGCCGCAACGCCTCGACGCACTCGTGGCCCATTGCTGCAAAAAATACCGGCATAAAGATGCTGTGATCGTTTGCAAACTTGAACGGGCGGGGCATGTGAACGGCATCGGCACGCTCAAACACTTCCGCTGTCCAGTTTGCTTTGGACACGCACATGAGGGCAACGCCGTTGCCATGATCGAGGAAGCGCTGCGCCCAGGGTGTGCAATTGCTGTAGGGCGGATTCATCCAGACTTGGCCGTGCCACGGTTGGCTCAACGCGTCGTCTGCTTTCGTGAAGTATCGCTTGGCTGGTATCCACGGGACACCGCCAGGCGGTGATGCCACGTCAAGATCAAACCGCAACCCGAGCCGCTCAAAGACCCAAGGCGGCGTGTACACGTCGTCGCTCGTTCGTTCGGCTTGCTCAAGCCCGAAAAGCGGTGCCTGCGTCACCGTCATCGCATCAGCTCACGTTCCAACGCTGCTAGGGCATCTTCCTCTGGAATCGAAAGCAACGCAGCCGAACTCAGCAAAACAGCGGCCAATTGGGGCACCTGCCCGCCGCCCTCGCCCGACTGCTCGATCTCGTCCCAACGATCAGCGAGGCCACGCAACGTTTCAACCTCGACCGGGTTGCCCTCGGCCTTCTCCAACAAACGCTCCACAGCATCACGATGCCTACCAGCCATCACCATCTCCTCGAAGTCACAGGTTTCGGATTATCACGATGATGCGCCTGCTTCCCACCACGCGACCAATTACACGGACCGCACGACGGCACCAACTGGCCCCGCCACTCGCCAGGCGGAAACGCCGCCAACGCCGGGACATGGTCCGCTTCGGTCGCCGGCGCAGCCCGGCACCAAACGCACATCGGCCGATCAGCGAGCAGCTCAGCTCGAGCACGGCGGTGAGCGGCCCCATACTCCATGACCCACAGGGTAGCCCACCACCCCACAGGAGGGAGAGAAAGCCGGTTGGGCGGGGGTGTCCGTTTGGGTGGCCTGAAAGAAAACGGGCCGTCAGCAGCGTTGTGAGCCGTTCTGAACGGTTTTTGGGTTCCATGGCTCGGTGCCGTAGAACCACGGTCCTTGTCCTGTTCGGTGCCATTTGTGGCAGTGATCGCACTTGAACATGTGTGTTGTTGTGTAACGCTCGACGCCGTTGGCTGCGGCGTCACCGCTTGGATATTTTTTCAAGTGAGCGCACAGCATGTTAGGCTCCTTGTCTCTTTCTTGGTTTGGCGTCACAGCCGTCACAGTCGTCACAATGTGTGCCATCAGCCTTATGCACCAGTAAACCTGCCGGACCGGCTTTCACGGCTAGTTCGGGCCGTTGCAACCTTTCCAGTAGCCCTATCTTGCTTTCCGACAGGTTCACTGCTGCATAAGCTTTGTTTGTTTTAGCACCGGCTTTGCGTGACGTGCCAACGAAGGCGTTGCCTCATGTCATCGGCGTTGTAGCTCTCGGGCAGGCCGTGCTGGCGTGACAGGTCGCGTAGTTCGGCGAGGGTGAGCTGCTCAAGGCCTACGGTCATGAGGCGTTCCTGCGCTGCTCGAGCTCGTCGTTGAGCTGCCCGATGATCTCGACCAGGGCGTCGAGCAGTAGATGCTCCGGTAGGCCGTCACGCCGCATGTATTCACGTTCATGGTCGGACCAGTACCCCCAGCCGTGCTCGGCGTGCTCTGTTTGTTTCCACGGCAAACCGTTCAGGTCGTGCCAGATGCCGGCTTCTTCAGCCCACGTGTTTCGCTTGTAAATGCTCATTGTTGTGTTCTCCAGTCTGTGGGTTGTGATGATCGCCGCCTACGGCGACTGTTGTTGTTTGCGCCCGCTGGCATCGCCTGCTTGGTGGGAGCGAGGGCGCGGAGCGTCAAGACCACAGCCCACAAAGTGTGAGCCGTTTGGGTCTTGCTGCTTGGCGGTCGGTCGGTGCTTCGCTTACAAGCCGGAGGCGCTACGTTCCGGGCCGCGTCGTGTTCCCGCCGATCTTGGCATCTGCTCGAGGCGGCGGCACGGTGACCTCGACTGTCGGCGAAAGCGGTTTGCAGATGTATTGTGTGCGCCGCATCGCCGGCATCGCCCTCGTCGAGGCCGACCGACCTCTCACGGGATCGAAACGCACCCATTACGTCGGCTGGGTGTCGCCTGCGAAGCGTGTTAGGCTTCGCCTCGGTTTTCAGATGCATGGGAACCATGCCACGTTTCGTGGTGGACGCGCAAGCACCGTCGCCCTGTTGAGTAGTCCAGGGCGGCGGTGTGCGCCTCATCGCATCACGCCTTTGCCCTGTTCCCATTTGGTCGAAACACGGTTGATCTGCGACGCGCATCGCTCGTAATCCGTGCAATATTCGTTCCATGCCTCGGTGACGATGCCCGTGCCGGGAAACAAGTCAATCAACTGGTCGCCCGGTTGCAGGTTCGCCGCATCGAACACCCAGAAACAGAATCGTTTCGGTTTCGCTCCGGTCAAACCTTTCTTCAATGCAATAGATTCAGCAACCCAATCGCGCATGTAAGTGTTGTCGTCTGTTCGCTTGCGGCCACCGACCAGAGCTACCGGTTCCCACGCCGACGCCGGGTTTACGTTTTTCTTGAATGCGGCAAACGGCTTGACCCATGCGAGCAAACGCGCGTGCTGCGGGAGCATCGGAAGCAACACCCGCATCGAGGGCACCGACATCGACAATGCCCAGCCATCGGGTGATTCATCTTGTAACTGCTCGATCAGTTGACGGTGGCGTTTCGGGTCATCCCATTCCAACGCTTGTTCGTGATCTTGCGCGTATAAGCGACCGCAGCCGAGGTACGGCGGGTCAGCGTAGGTAAACGCAATAGGCGAGGCGGTGCCGCTCACTGAGCCGGTAGGAACTCGGCGCACGCCTCGGCCAGCTGCACCATCATGTCCGGGTCACAAGTCCGCACGGCGTGCATGATCGTCGTATGGTCACGGCCAAGCGTGGCCCCGATGTCTGGGTACGTCATGCCAAGTTCGTTGCGAAGTACGGCGCACACAGCGGCTCGAGCTGCTACGACTCGTTTGCGTTGCGACCTCGACAGGATCGTGTCCGGGTCGACGGCCCACAATGCGCCGGCGGTGCGGGCGATACGGGCCACCAGGTCGTCGGTGACGCTGTAAAGCACGTTTTCGTAGCCGCAGCGGTGACAGATACAAATGGATTCGTTCATAGTGGCAGTACCTCCTGGGCCATGCGGTGGGCTGCTACCTCGCAGTAGTGTTCCTCAATCTCGATGCCGATCGCTCTGCGGCCGAGGTCTTTTGCTGCTCGGAGCGTGGTGCCGCTGCCGAGAAAAGGGTCGAGGATCACACCGACAGGAGCGTGGTCGTTGATGATTCGGGTGAGAAGCTTGACCGGTTTCTGCGTCGGGTGGTGGCGTTTGGCACCGTGCTTGTCGGCGTTCACGACGCCACCGTGCAGAACTCGGTACATGATTCCGCTTCTGTCGTCTGTATTCATCCAAGCAAGTTCAAACGGCGATCCAATCATTTTGTCGGCTTGCTCACTGAGGCGCTTGTCCCAACAAATCCAGCGGCCTGGAACTGGAAGCGCGTGTGGGAAATGGTTTGCGCCGAACACAACCATCGGCTTTGGATGAATCGCCCGGATAGCGGCTTCGGCTGTCGCCGTTGAGTCGTCGCCGACGATCTTGTTGTAATCGCGTGCGCCTGCGATCGTCTGTCGGTAGTCAATCCCATATGGCGGGTCGGTCACGATTACGTCGAACTCAAGCGTGTCAAGTAGCTCTAGGCAGTCCCCGTGGTAGATCGTGACGTGATCGTCGCTGTAGTACGGGTCGTTCATCGGCGTGCTCCGCTCTTGTCGCCCCACAGCCGCCAATCGGCCGGTAGATGATCGTCGGGTAGTTCTTCCATGAGCCGCAGATAGGCGTGGTCCACCTCGACCTGGGCGTCACGTTCGGCATGCTGGGCGTATGGTGCGACGTTCGGCAAATTCGGCTCGAAACGGCGCTGCCATTCTTGGTCAAACCGGTCACGTTTCGGGCGTACCGTTTCGGCGTACCGCCAAATCAGGAAACAGCCCGTCACAATCACGACGAACAGCCAGCCGAGAAGCTGGTGAATGGCATCGACGTCAGCGGCGAACATCGGCAGTCTCATTCCTGTAGGCGGCTATGCGGCGGCGGTCAGCGACGGTCATTCGCATACTGTCGCCGTGAAGGCGTATACCTCGGGCGGCGGCCATGCGTTCGCTGTGGCTGCGAGCTCGAGGCGGATCAGGCAGCGGGATGCGTGCCCGTGCCATACGTTCACTGTGAGTGGTCATTTGGTTCGTCTTTCTTGGTCAGGTAGTCGATTACGGTTTCAAGGTTGTCGGGTCGGATAAGCGCCGACGCGATCGTGTCGCAGCCGGCAAGGGCGTCGAGCCACATTTGCTGCTCGGGCCGTACACGGCCTTTCTCGCTTTTCAGCTCAAGGAACACGACTCGAGGCGGTTTGACGAGCACCAGGTCGGGAAGCCCGGCCGGATTTAGGCGGCTGTCGTGATCGTGGAACACCAGCCAGCCGGCGAGCTCGGCGGTGTCGACGATCGCCGCCTGCAGCTCGGCTTCAGTCATCGTCGTCTGGGCGATTGAAGTCGATGTCTGGCAGGTCGGCGTGATCGGCGACAGGGCGGCCGAAGATGTCGTCGAAGCTGCTTGAGGACATGCCGGCGGTTTCGTCGGCTAGTGGGGTGCAGCAGCGGCGGCATACGCCGTAGCGGCCGACTGGGCCGTCTATGCCTTGGCACGACGGGTTCGCGCAGCGTGGTTTTATCGCCACTTGTCGCGTTCGTCGGGTCGTTCGATGAACAACAGCAGCAGCATGGCGAGGTTGCCGATTACGACAGCGAACGCTGTGGCGTAGAGGACGGTCATCATGGGTTCGGGATCTCCGCATCGGCCCACGCCTGAACGGCGTCGTGCATTGCGTTGGGCAGGTCGTCGAGGTGTACCCGTTGCGTCAGCGTCCACCAGCCGACGTCGACCTCGAGCTCGTACACCTGGAACTCTTCAAGGTCGGTGCTGGGCCAGACGTGCATTTGGAACGTGTACATTAGCCAGCCGCCCAAATGATCGCCGCTCGGCCTGTGGTCGTGAGGCGTGTGTCGGTCGTGTTGTAGACGCGTCCCGCTTCGACGAGCTCGGAGCGTCGGGTGCGGATACCGGACACGCTGACAGGCTTTTGAGTGGTTACAGCGAGCTGCTGGCATAGTTCCTCGTCGGTCATCGGGCCGTGCGCCCGGTACGCCTCGAGGATTAGCTGCTGCGTGTCGGTGACGTTGGTGACGGTGGCGGCTGCTTGGTGCGATGTGGCCGGGTCGGTGTTGCGTGCCCTTGGCGTCGTGTGGTGGTAGATGACGGTCGGGTGGTAGTTGCCGCACCAGTTCCGGCAGCCTTCGGTCGGGTGTTGCCCGCATTGCTGGCACAGGTCACTCATCGTCGGCGTCGTTTCGGTCGAGCGCCCGGTCGAGGCGGTAGCGGTCCTGGCTCCACAGGTGCAGGCCGAGGCCGAGTTTGGTGGCGGCTCGGCCGATGGCGTCCGATTCGGCGTGCTTGAGCCTTGTGCCGTTGCTGCCGATGATGTCGGGCCGTTCCACGTCGCCGGCACCCTCGACCGTCACGGTGCGGCCGTCTACCTCGACAGTGAGGCGGCCGACGCAGCCGGTTATCGTGCCGTCCGGGTCGGTGATCTCGCGTACGATCTGCCAGTCGAACGCGCCGACCGTAGCCAGCAGCTTCTCGACCTTGACGGACCATTTGACGTAGTCGCCGAAGCCGCCGGGTGCTCGCTCGATGAGCGACTGCGGGAACGGCTTCGCCAACGCTTGTAGTTGTTGTTTTCCAGTCATGGTCCACACACTATCAGCAGTGTGTGACATGTGTGGGAATGTTACGGCAGCGGCGGTTCGGGTGGCGGGTCGCAGGGCTCGCCGAGGCCGTTGGGGTAGGCGGCGGCGATGTCGTCGTCGACTGGTGCCCGCCAGTCGTCAGCGGCCACCTCGGTGGTGGCTGTGTACTGCGTCGTTCGCTGCTTGAGCGGTGCGGGTTGGCCCGTCGCCTGGTTCACGCCGACTCGAGGCAGGCCCAGGCCGGCGTCCACCGGTCCCTGCCACGCCGTAAACGACGCCTCGGTTGTCCACTTGTACCAGGGCATCGTCATAGCGTAATACCCCACTTGTTAGCCAGATACGTTTCCGCGTCGCTGATCTGCTGCGCCGTCAACGTGCCATCCACGACAATGACTTCGGCAATATCACCGACCGGCCGAAAAACATCGTTTGCGAAGCTAAACGGTTGCAGCCCTACTGTGGCGGTTTTGTCCGTTTCTAGCGTCACAACTTTTGTAGACGAAGCGAGTTCATTGTAAAGGTCGTCGCGAGTCGTCCCAGAAAACGGTGTCCCATCAAACCGAAACGACACCGTGCCGAAGTTGAAACTCAGGATCGTGCTTGAACCACCAGATTCGCCGACGCCTGCGTATACGAATGAAAGGGATGTTCCCAACACCATGAAGTTTTGAGACGAATGCCGGAACACGGCAATCATCGTCAACCCTGTGTACGAGATATTTGGCGTCAGCAACGAGTCGTTGCCGTCGTAATGGATGACGTTCAAGCCGTTGACCGTGTCAGTACCCGTCGTGGGCTGCTGAGAGGCCGTGCCCTGCGTGAGATTGTTGTCGTTGCCAGATTTGTCG